GTTTGCTATCATCCGGGACCCGCAGCCCTACAATGCCGGTTTCCTGTACATGTGTACACTGGTCAGCAACAACCCCAAAACGGACTTCGTTGATATTACCTACCTGCAACCAGGCATTGAGTACTCACTGGTGAACACTTCCATTGGTGAATTCGATGAAGATCTCCCTGGTCTTCCTCGTATGGCAGAAAAGATCACCATGTACGAGTCATTGGGATCAGCCGTAGGTTACCGGCACAGCATCACTGGCTGGGCAGACGACCGCATGCTGCGTAATAGTAATGGTATGCCCCTGGACCTCATGGTTTACATCAATGGTAAACGCAACGAGAAACCTGTCACCAAGCACGATATCCGCTGGGAACCTTTCATTGAGTTCTGGATGCGCAAGGCCATGCTGGATCTGAAGGTCCAGAAGATGGTTTGGGGTAAACCCGGTATTGTTAAGACCCGTGGTTCCAAACAGGAAGTTAAGAAAGTATCTGCTGGTATCTACTACCGTATGCGCAACAACGGTAACCTGGTACAATACAACAGGGGGCAATTCTCCGTGAATATTTTCCGGGCTGTCTTTGGAGACCTGTTCTACCGCAGGGTGGATGTGGCCAATAGACGCGTAAAGATCTACACGAATGAAGCAGGCTTCGACGTGTTTGACCAGGCCCTGAAAGATGACGCACTGAACAGTGGTCTTACGATCATCGCTGATACCCGGTTCATCCAGGGTGCTGAGCAGAAGTTGACCCTGAACTATGCCTTCAGTTCAATGGTGACCCGTGAAACCGGACGCATTGAGTTGGTGCACTTAAAAGAACTCGACCTGCCTCAAAACAACCTGGAGTTCGGTCAGAATAAGAAATCCACTCCTCTGTTCCTGGTATTTGACGTGTCGCCGGAAGGAGATGGTTCTCTGCGAAATAACATCCGGGAGGTACGGATGAAAGGAAGACCCTCTATGACCTGGGGTTATATTGATGGACGGAGAAGCCACTTAGGTTTCGCCAGATCCCAGGGTCACTCAGCAGCCAACATGTTCGATGGATATACCATCTTCATGGACGATCGGTACGATGTGTTTATCGAAGACCTTTCTCGCTGCGTTGTCATTGAAGAAGTACCACAGTTCTAATACTGTGCCCACCGCAGGGGGACTCAACCCCTTCCCACCTCTTGGGTCTCCCTGCACCATATTGTTCTCCTCCAGAGGTATGTCTGTGGTTCGAAACCAGAGGAGAACCACAAACCAACTAAATAACTACGTATGGCCAAGGTCGGAAAGATCAGTGTTATCCCCAAGGATTTCAGTTCAGCTTTTCCTACGATGGAAAAATCCCTCAGAGAAAAAGGATACAGCAGGATGCCGGGGACCGTTCGCCTTCTATTCCCCTACCGGGAACTGAATGGTAGATACAGAACCGGACTCGATGAACATGCTGCGGCAGTCATGAAGATTGCCGATCCCAGAGATCGGGAGCTGGAGCAGAAGAGGATACGAGAGACCAGAAAGAAATTGGAAGAAGCAACCGGTATTGATCTATCTCCCACATCCGAGTATTACAACTATGCTTCCAAGCGTGACCCACATGTGGAAGGCGTTAAGCTCCAGGATGGCGACAACATCTTTAATCTTGATGATCCTTGGCAAGCTATTACTTATCATTGGCTCAAGGCCGATCCTCGGATAGCTTCCTCCCTGCAGGCATACGAGAAAGGTTTATATCCTTCTGATACTCAATTCTATGTGAATGATGAAGACGTAGAGAGCGAGATTGAGTACAAAAAGAAAAAGACAGCCAACGATGCCATTATCCGCTTCGATAGCTGGTCCCTGGAGAAAAGAAGGAAAGTGGCTCGTCTCATGGGCTTACCCATAGGCGAGGACTTCAAGGAAGAAGTGGTCTACAACATGGTAGATAACTTCCTGAAATCCAAGCAAGTAGATTCCGGAGCCTGGAAAGGCAGTGATCCCATTAAGGTATTCAGCCTGTTCGCTGACCTGAAAGACGACGTGCTTTACGTAAAAGACCTGATCCAACAGGCTTTCAACCACCAGATCTATAAGGAGAAGAAAGGAGGAAGAGTATACGAAGGAGAACTGGAGCTCTTTGCCAACCGAGATGAGATGATCGAGTTCTACCTGGATGACAAGAACCAAGAGGATCTGCTAGCACTAGAGAAGAAATTGAATATCAAAAAGTTAGCTGAAGTATGATCCCCGTAGAGAGCTTATTGTACAAAATTGACCTCCGGTTAAACAAGATCGCGGTCTTGGAGCACCAGGTCATCCCTTTGGAAAATAAGATCCTTGCGCTCAACGAAGCTCAGCTAAAGCTCATCAAACTAAAGCTAGAAGTTAACAATCCCCTTGGATTGGGACTGGATGCCTTCAAAAAGCGGTACGAGGATTTGGAGAACCTCATCGAAATCCCGGGCGCTCATCCCCTACCCCTGACCCTTACTGATCCCAACCTCAACGAGTGGTCAGCCAATCTGGAAGACCTTGATCCGAAGTACATGTTCTACATAGATGCCTACCTACTGGCTGACAAAGGCTCCTGTAAGAACCGCATCTTATATGTGAACAAAGGGTTGACCAAGCATGCCGACATCCTTACCCTTCTAACGGACAGTAATTACGCCCCCTCCTTTGAGTACGAGGAAACTTTTACTGCTATCTCCGATCTCAATCTCAGGGTATTCACCGATGGCACCTTTACTCCTACAAAAGTATTCGTTTCTTACATCAGATACCCACAAATAATTGATTATCCAGGGTATATACATTTCGACGGAACTGCGTCCATCAAACAGGATTGTGAGCTCCATCTCTACCTGGAAGACGAATTACTCAACCTGGCGGTGCAGGAGCTGGCCATGGATACCGAAAACAACCCCGCTGTTCAATACACTCAAGAGAGAATAAGAACCTCCGAGTAAACAATAACACTCAAAATTTCCAATAAATGGATTTCTCTTTAACAACCTTGTTCGTTGCCCAATCTGGAACCCTGGCTTCCAGCGGCTCTACTCAGAACCTGACTCCTGGTCAGCTTGGGGTATTCCTTCCGGATTATACCATAGCAACGACAGGTAATATAGCTTCTGCACAGTACATCTATGTTGCACAGGGCAGGATCGAGGTGATCCCTCCGGCTGGTGGTATTGCAGGTTTGTTGCCGCAAACCGGTAACCAACTGGGCAGCAAGCGTTCGGATAAGATCTCTGCTTCCAAGATCATTGATTGGTATAAGGTAACAGCTATTTCCAACGTACCCACCCAGATCCAATCCATTGCCAGCTGGAATATCCAGTGTGGTGAACAAATCACTTTCGCTTTCCGGCTGCACTCCAGCTATATCGATACTGGCTTCTTCAATGGCCTGACCAGATCGACGGTAGTACAAGCACCTTGCTGCTCTTGCGGAGCCAACCCTTGTGCTACGGTTACCGGAGCGGCCCTGGATGCCTTTATTGATACTGCTGTTAATCAGCTGAATGCCGATCCTCAGCTCTCTGTATTCCTGACCTTCAGCCGGTTTGGCTCTTCTGCCACTGGTGGTAGCCCACAGCTGATCATCACCGAGAAACCACTGACGGTATACGGTAACCCTTGTGATTTCGAAGCTTATCCATGGGAATACGACAGACTGTGGTTCAGAGCTTTCGTGATCAATGGCCCGGTTACTACCCAGGACTTCATTGTATCGGATGCTTGTAACATCGTGGCTACTTCCACGGTGGTACAGCGATCAGACTATGGTACTGGTTCATCGGCTGAGATTGCTCAACTGGAGAAGAACCTCTACAGCTATCAAACCAGCGAGTTCAAGAGTACCTACAAGTACAACTCATGGAACCAAGCTTTCGTGAGCTATGTAACAGCTGGTACCTATTACGATACGTACTACATCAAGTACTACCCACAGGATGAAAGACTAATGGACTGGAATCCAGGCGTTGTACAGGATTCTACGGTGATCGTAGCCTTTCCAACCGGTACAGGTACTGCCTTCGAGACTTTGCTGACAGCTTACCTGGGAGCACCGAAGGATTGGAGCGGTACTAACCCAACAACTACGACTACAACGTCTACTACTTCGACTTCTACGACTTCTACCACTACACTGATCCCATAAAGACAGGTAGTATAACCTAACCCACGGGGGAGTGAGGGCAATCCTCCTCCCCTTTTTTAATTCAAAAACCATGTCGCAACTAGCATTAGATTCAGTACAAGTAGCTATAGGTCAAATAGGCCAGCAGGAACATCCTATAGGGAGTAACTGGGGGGAACCTGTCAAAACTTACCTATCCTCCGTAGATATAGATTTTCCAGCCAGCTGGTGCATGGCCTTTGTATATTGGTGCTTTGATCATGCTGCGAGGGCCAGCTCCATTAGGAATCCACTGGTAAGAACAGCTGGTGTGCTGAATGCCTGGAACAAATCCAATCCTGGAAATCGTGTACTCACCAATCCAATTGCAGGAGATATCTTCATCATGGATTTCGGAGGAGGCCATGGGCACACAGGAATTGTGGAGAAGGCTGATGATACCTATATCTATACCATAGAGGGGAATACTAATGACACAGGGAGCAGAGAGGGTTATGAAGTTTGTAGAAGGAGACGACTCAAGACAAGCATTAAAGGATACCTAAGATACTAAGATGGCTTATCCAGAAACATCGCCCATATTAGATTTTGTTGTAATAGATACACACAACCCGCTGACACTGGCAGTGGCGGATACCTCTTTCTATCCACAGGGATTTAATATTATCAATCCCACCATTGAAGTGTTTCCTCCCGGATTCCAGGAGGCTGTGCTGAACTACAGCCCCAACAGCATCACTGTCCTTAATAGCAACAGTCTGCGCATCACCTGCGTTCCTAGTGTCGATCTTCTTACCCCTCTCCCAGACGGCATTTGGAAAGTGAAACTGTCCATTTCTCCTCCTATTCAATGGAACGTGGAGCGCAGCTTCCTACGAACAGAACAAATACAACAGAAGCTGGGACGAGCCTTCCTAAAGGTGGATCTGACACAGTGTAACATCAATGCCCAGCGGGAGAACATGCGGGTAATTGATGAGATCAGCTTCTATATCCAGGCCGCCATTGCTGCTGCTAATCAGTGCAATGATATCCTGGCCATGAATCTTTACCGAACTGCTAATACCATGCTGGACAACTTTGAAAGAGGTAGATGCAGCGGAACCACAAATACCCTTTGGTGCTAACATGATCCCTTTCTTACTGCGACAATGTACAGACTGTGACAACCTGGAAGACGCCCTGTGCCGGATTGAGGGGGCATTGGCGCAATACGGGAAAAATGCCTGGCACAACCTCAGTTACCTGACCCAAAAGCCGGTACCGAACGTACAAGTAAAAAGAATAATATATTACCAGCAGATACTCAATACATTAAAAACTAGTCCAAGTTCCTATTGTCCACCGTATACCATTGCCACAATCGCCTCCCGGGCACAAGCAATTGCAGGTAGCACCACTCCCATTGTACGGAGAAACAAACTACCTGTTTATACCACAACAACTACCACTTCGACCAGTACCACGACGACGACTTCTACGAGTACTACCACGACAACGAGTACCAGTCACACTACCAGTACCACCACCACTACAACGACAACCTAATGGCTTGTAAAGATTGTTTACAGAACTGCCCCGAAATAATATCTGACCAGTGTGTCCAATACACGGGTCCAGCCTTGGCTGCTCCCTTTAATGTGTGTACAGGGGATCAATTGCCTGTCCTGGAGGCAGCCTTGGTATCTATTATCCAAAGCCTCCTCAATGGTACAGGTCCCACTCCACAGGTGACCACCACCGAATGCACCTGGTTCCAGCAGCTGTTTGGAATTCTGCCTATCAACCTCAATAATGTGCTGCAGGTATTGATCAATGGAGAGTGCAGCCTGTACACCATGATCACCGATCTAACCAACGAGTTCAATAGTAGCCAAAATGGAGCGGTGATTGATACCGGTTGTTTGACAGGATTACCGGCGACCCCTACCACAGCCCAGATCATCCAGGCCATCATCACCTTACTCTGCGGTGTCAATACCACTGTTAATTCATTTCCAACTACTTATGTAAGAGTAGCAGATCTGACCACCCTGGTTACACCCATCGTGAATACCATCATCAGTGGCGGTAGCACTACTTCCCAACAGTACGCCAAGATGGTCCCTTATGTAGCCTACGAATACTACGGACCCCTCTCCAACTTTGATGGCTCCGGGAAAGGGATTGCTACCTTGGGCTTCGATAAAGTGTACCTCTGCAATGGCAGCAATGGCACCCCTGATAAACGAGGTAGGGTGGCTGTGGGAGCTATCCGGGATGTACCTGGCGGGTCTCTGGACCCAGCGGTTGATCCGGCGGTCAATCCCAACAATCCCAACTGGGGATTAAAGGATAAGGCAGGTGAAACTTTCCACACCCTCACCGTGCCGGAAATGCCCAGCCACACCCACACAGTCACGGACCCACAGCACAGCCACACCTTTGCTTCCGGGGTACTGACCAATGGTACAGGGCCTTTCAGTGGGGTAGGTGGTGGAGGTTTGTATTTCTCTACTCAGACTTCTCCAGCTTCGACGGGAATCAGTATTAATGCGGCAGGTGGTAGCCAACCTCACAATAATATCCAGCCTTCCATCGCTGCCTATTATATTATGTATTTGCCCTAAAAATTGATAATCAACTAATTATAATGGCTTGCGTCAATTGCATACAAACCACTGCCAGCATAACTGGTTTCTCCCCTACTAATTGTGTGAGTCAACCTGGATGTGCAGTCAATGCTTCCTGTATAACCTATACAGGACCGGCACTCTCTTGTTCAGGAATAGCCACTTATGATACGCTGGACATTATCCTGCAGAAGATAGATCCCCTGCTTTGTGCCAGCTCAGGGGATTATTCTACGTACAACACCTACTGCCTGGCTCCTATCAGCACACAGAAGCAGTTCGTAGAGAGTATCTCTAATTACGTTTGTACCCTCAATACCAACTTCACTACTTTCACCGGGACTACTTTTCCTGCCTACCAGACAAGTGTAACGGCAGCTATTACAGCGGTCAATACACCTGCTATCACCTGCGCAGTCGCAGGAGTAACACCTTCGGATACCATTCCTACTATTCTAAGCAAGTACTGCACGACCCTGACCAATATCTCTACCAACCTGGATATATCAGGGGCGAACTGGGGAAGTTGTTACGTGGTATCGCCTACCCCCTCTACCCTCACCCAAGGCTTCAATGCGCTCATTGCCCAGATTTGCCTGCTGAAATCGCAGGTAGCTGGTGCAGCTGTCCTTCCTACTTTCAACAATACAGCGAACTGTCTGGCAGGAGGAGCAAGCGATTCCCTGGTAACTACCATTGGGAGTATCATCACTAGGCTCTGTAACACAGGTACCCTCAATACCAGCACCCTCACCTGGGGATGTGTCACACAACCATCCGGCAACCAGAACCTACAGGATACCCTTCAGAATATCCTCACGCAGCTTACCACTGTGAGCCAGGCAGAACCGATGTCCTGGTCCAACGACTTTACAGTTACCAACGTAGACAACGGTAATCTGTGTGCCGGGAAGCACATTGCCCTGGCCACACCTTCCACCCAGGACCGGTTTGTCGCTGCTACCCCCAGTGATACTTCTCCTGCTACCCTCCAGGGCAAAGTAACTGCGGGTACAAATATCACCCTGGACTTCGTGACTACTCCTGGACAGATGATCATCAATTCTTCTGGAGGAGCCGGAACCGGCGATCATAAAGTATTGGCCGATGGAGCTGATAGTACAGCCAATTATCTTTCCCTGAAGCTATCAGGTAGCACTTCATCTGGTGTCAGTGTACAACCACTCCTGGATACGACAAACCCAAGCCATGTAGTGAACCTGACAGTGAACGTCGATTTGGTTACCCTGTTCACAGCTCTGTTGAACGCGGTACCGAACAATGCAGGACTACAGAGCCTCTTCTGCACTACTGTTGGGAACTGCCCCTCTCCCTGCTCTGCCCCCACTAGCGTTAGTGTGGTGTACAATGCCCAGACCACGACAACCACAACGACAACCAGTACTACAAGCACTACCAGCACAACAACTACCACGACCACTACTCCATAATAAAACCATAGCATATGTCAACCAGCATTGCAACCATATCATGGACGCCTCCCCCTGGGTCTACCGGAACACTGGTTGAGTACAAACTAGCTTCCAGTAGCACCTGGATTACGCCCACTACTCCGAACAATCCTACCCTTGCAGCTACCTATCCCCTGACCATTACCGACAACCAAGTCTACAATGTCAGGCTTACTAATTATGGCGCTAGGTGTTTGCCACGTAGCAGGACTTTCAATATCATTAGTGTAGTAAATAATTGCTGCCCTCCTGGATATAGCCTATCTCCGGATGGCACCTATTGTATGCAAGTGAATACGACAGCTGCTACCCCGCCCAGTTCGCAGGAAATAACGGTATCTTCGACCAACGCAGCCTACACCAACTTTGGGGCTTACATCTATGATCCGGGATATGCCAGCAATGGCACGGGTACTTCCAACCAAATCCCTACCAGCAATTCGTTCTGGTGGAACCCATCACTCACTACCACCCAAGGCCCCATGAACCGGTCTGGGCTGTGGGCCACTACTGCCACCAGTAATCAGGATGTAGGCTTCTCAGTGTGTATTACCGTCCCTGATACCTCGGTATACTATGTAGGTATCGGCGTAGACAACTACGGCATCCTACAGATCGATGGAAATGTGATCGTCACCCAAGATCCAACCGCGCTGGCTGCTCAATACAACCCTACCTTTCCTGGAATCGGTCCTGCAGTCACCTTCAAGATCTGGCACATCTACCCTGTTACCCTCACCCAAGGAACACACGTACTGAATATCATTGGGCACAACGTAAGTGGAGCAGCAGGGCTTGGTGTGGAGGTGTATAACCTCACCATACCGCAACTCCAAAGCGCCACTTCCTATGCAGACATGGGAGCAGGGCTCATCTTCTCCAGCAAGGATTTCATCGGACAGAATGTACAGATTGGAAGTGGTGGTACTGGCTACACCTGTCCTCCGAACTATTCCCTGGTTTTCTGCACGGACAGCCCGTACTGTACCCAAACCCTAACGACCAATATCATCCCTTGTGTCATCACCACTACAACTACTAGTACTACGACTACGACCACAACTACTTAACTATGGCTCAACTAGTTATAAATTATAGCATACCTTTTGGGGCCAGCATACGGATCGGCTACCGCGTACAGAACAGCTCTACGCCCTTCACTTATGTTAACCCCTTCCCAGACTATACCCAATCCCCTTATACCATAGGTGGCCTTGCCCAGAACAACTACGAGGTGGAGTTAACTACCATCTGTCCCAATTGTTCAGGAGGAGTATTCGCAGATCCGGTCGTGTACCCTGCACAAACACAGTAAACCTTATGCATTAGCATCTCCTGTTTTGATTGGTTTTTCAGGAGTGAGGCCGACTGTTTCTACGGTTGGCCTTTATTTTAATTTGGATATCTACCTGAAAATCACTACCTTTACGAATAGCAATAAACCAAATACCTACTTAAATGCCTGAGAATCAATCTCTTAGAGAGAGGCTACAAAAGCTCCTCTCTCGGAAGAAGTCAAGGAGATACTATGCCCATCAGTTAGGAGTCACAGAGGAGGAGATAAAGCGGGAGATGGAGGCCATCCGAGCAGGGGCAGATGCCAGCGAGATCCTGGAATATACCTGTCAATTGGAAGAGACGGTCCTGAAACTGGAAGAAGATCTCAAAAGAGGCGTGGGAGAGCTCACCCTAAAGAGCAAAGAGGAAATTCGAACACTGGAGGAACTCATTGAGAAAGGGAAGATAGATACAGAGAAGTGGAACATTGATCGCTACGTACAGAACTACTGGGGCAATGGGAACGATCCTCACTGGCAAGTCAAAGCTTTCCTCTCCCAGAAAACCAAGGAGGAGAATTTCCACAAGAGTTTCCTCGATTTCCTGAAAACCTACACACCTGAGCCGCCAACCCTTCGCCCCCAACCCTTCGCCCCCACAAAGCCACTCCCTAATGCCTGCTTGCTGGTCAATAAGCAAGACGAGCACATGAACAAGTTCGATATCAACGGGAATAACGATATCGGTAGTAGATTCAATACCATCTATCAACGGCTGTACACCATCCTAGCCCAAGCAACCATCGCTGTCAACCTGGAGCAGATTGTGTACATCATTGGTAGTGATCAATTCAATAGTGAGTGGACCAAGGCTACAACCCGGGGAACCCCTCAGGAAAATATGCTCCCCTACCAGGAAGCTTTCCGGCAGATCTGCGATTTCGAGATCGAGATCATTCGCCTACTGGAAGAGTTCTGCCCTTTTATCCAGGTAGTTTACATCCCAGGTAATCACGACGAGTACGTAGGCTGGCACCTCATACATTGGTTACAAGCCTATTATAAAGAGCACCATTTGGTGCACTTTGACATCTCTCCCAAGTACACCAAGTATGTATCGTATGGAGGATCGGCCATGATGTTCAACCACGGCGATGCCATTAAGCCAGAGAAGCTGGCAGGAATGTTCCCGATTATGTACCGGGAGAAGTGGTCGGAGGCTAGTAACTACTATATCTTTACGGGCGACAAACATCATGAGGTAAGCAAAGATATCCATGGGATCAAGTTCTATCAGCTACCCGCTCTCTCCAATGCCAGGTCCCTGTGGGATGAGAAGAATGGGCACACCTGTTCCCCGGCTGAACTAACGGCCTTTCTGATAGAGGAGAAACAAGGGATGTCTACCATATACAAACAGCGATTATAATACGTACATGGCAACTATAAGAGACAATATATCCAGGGTCCGGTCAATGGAGAAACTCATCTCCAGTGACTCCAGTATAACAGACCGTGTTATTATGCGGGAGCTGAAGAGTACTGCGCTGTATCTTATAAAGCAGCAGGTAGATAAGCGCAGGCTCTTCCGGACCTCTACTATTTTCTCCAATATTCCATGCATTGAGATGATCAAGGTTCCTACTGCCGACTGCTGTGATTATGTCTCTGACCAATTTATTGCAAGGAGTAAGTACCGGCTACCTAAGATTGCAGAAGCGGCATACGGTTTGTTGGTACAGGGCGTCTTCTCTGCAGACTCCGGGAGGAAGTTGAAGGAGACCACCCTTTCCAGCTACATCAATATTCTCAAGCTGGGGCTGCCCACTAAGGATATTTACTTCTGGTTCTACGATCACTACCTGTATATCTCTTCTCCTTATGTAACCCTGGCCAATATCTGGGCCTGTTTCGAGGATGACATCCCGGATAACCTATTGTATCCGGATTGTCCGTGCCCTAACCAAGAGAAGAAAAATCCCTGTACCAGTCCGCTGGACAGCGAGTTCAAGTGTCCGGGGTTCCTGGAAGATGCAGTAGTAAAAGAGACCCTGGAGAAGCTTATGAAGACCTACTTCCGGGTACCAGTGGATCATACCTCCGACAATAAAGACGATCAAGTCAATAAACAATAAGCGAATGAGCAGGGTAAAGGTAGGATATAGAACAGCAGGAAGGTCGGCCTACGATGATTTTTGTAGCAAGTACCCGGATATTATTCTCACTTTCAAAGAATGGTGTCAGATTATTTATACCTATAACCGCCTCTTCCGGGATTATGTACTGGAGACAGGACAGCGAGCCAAGCTTCCCTGGGGCATGGGTACCTTTGCAATCTCCAAAAAGAAGACCAAGAAGTTCAAGACAATCGGCGATCGAACCTATGTGAACATGGCCATTGACTGGAAGAAGACCCGTGAAGCGGGGAAATACATTTACAACCTCAACGCACATACCGATGGTTACCGGTGCTTCTGGTACTGGTTTCCCCGGGAAGCGAAGTTCTATCAAAATGATGTCTGGTACTTTACACCCTCCCGGGATTCCTCTCGCCTGATCACCGAATACCTCAAGAAACCACGACAAATTGAGCTATACCATAAATGGCAACGTAAATAATGTCTTACTATTACAAGTATAAGTTCGTCTCCCCAGACCCCTTATTTGCCCGTATCAAGGAGGAATTGAAATCCTACTTTGACGCAGGTATGGTGGATGACCTGCTCTTCCCGCTTTGGACAGACGATTGCCTGAAGAAGCTGGGGAGATCTTCCTGGCCCATCCAACAGGCTATCCTCTGGCAGGACAACTTTGAATCCAAACTCCCCCCGGACTTTGTAGATGTGCGGGAAGCCTGGTTGACCACTACGACCTTTGGTCCGGAGTTCCAGTTACCGGGTAGCTTTTACCGGAGTATTACCACCACCCTGGGTAAATCCTATGATGTCTGTAATCCAGCCGTGAGTTGTGATCCCTGTAACCCAGATATCCTGGAGGTGGTCACCAAAACCACCGAGACGGTGACACGGCCTATTCGGTTAAAATACTTACTGAAACCAGGTAACATCTACCTGAATCGTCCTGGGGGCAGTCATCGCACGATTTCTCAGCGGGAGGCTTTCTATGCACAACCTCCTGGCATTCAAGCAGCCCAGGTAGATTTTCCTCTCCTCCCGGAGGACGTGGGGTTAGGTTGTCTGAACTACTCCTCGACAGCCGAGGATACCTTCGATATCCGGGATGGGAAATTCATTACCAACTTTCGCCATGGGGAGATCTTCCTGATCTATTATGCCATGCACACCGACAATGCGGGCTACCAACTGATCCCGGAGAATTACCGTATCCAGGAGTATATCCGGAGTTACCTGAAACAGAAGATCTTCGAGCAACTCTTTAACCAGATCACCGACGAGAGCTTCCAACAGATCGAGCGTAAGTATGTGATGTACAAGCAGCAGGCAGATGAAGCTTACATCATGGCTGACATCGAAGTCAAAAAACAAACCATCTATCAACGTGCTTATGCCATTCGCAGGGATGAAAGAAGATTACGTCCGTATGAATACGGACACTGGTGGAGAAGATGGTATGGCAGCATGCCCAACAGCTCCTGGGGGTGGAATGGAGTACCGCACTCTTCTTTTACTAACGACTAATTATGGGAGAATTAATACCACAGAATGCTTACCTGGGGATGAACCTGGATGCGATAACATCCCAGGTAAAGCCCGGTCAGCTAACATATGCCCTGAATGCGCAGGTAGAGGGATACGATGGCAACTCTATCATCTACCAGAACGAACAGCGCAATGATTTTTGCTTCCAGCTACCCGCCGGATACGACGTCATTGGTACCCATCAAATCATCGAGATTGATACGGTGATCTATTTCCTGGCCAATGCTACCACTGGGCAGTCCGAGATCGGGAAAGTGGTAAACGATAGTTGCACTTACCAGACTATCATTAATGCTAATTGCCTGAATTTCAATATCAATTTCCCTATCCTCAAGGCGGTTCACAAGATCACCAATTGCTCGGTAGAAGTATACTGGACCGACGGGAACAATCCCAGACGGTGGATCGACCTGAACAACCTTCCTTTTACCCAGGTTATCGAGGCTACCAATACCGATGCCTGCAATGTTACTACTACCAATGTGGTGGACTGCAACAAGCTCAGTGTCCAGCCCAATTTTGCTATCCCCCAGATCAGCTATGTAACTGTAGCCGATGAGGGCAATACAGTGGCAGGCACCTACCAGTTTGCCGTACAGTACTGTAACTCCCTGGGAGATCCCTATACAGGCTTCTATTCTATCACCGATCCTCTTCCAATCCACGATCCCCTGGCTGTCACCCCGGACTTCAACTATTTGACAGGCAAATCCATCCAGCTACAGGTTGATAACCTGGACACCACCGGGATCTGGCAGTACTTCAACGTGGCAGTTATTAAAACTATTAATAATATATCCTCGGTGGACCTAGTGGCTACCTATCAGATCGAAAGCAGCAGCCAAAAAGTCCTCTACACCGGCCAATCCAAAACAGGGATCACCCTCACCATTGATGATATATTTGAAAAGTTTAATATATTCGATACTGCCGGGGACCTCACGGTTGTACAGGATATCCTGGTCTGGGATGACCTCACAGCTACCGAGCGTATTTCCTACCAGCAGATTGCCAATAAGATCCACCTGCAGTGGGTAAGCTACATCCTCCCTCCTGCATTGAATGGTTTCAAAGATGAGCTCAACAGTGCCAATTACCGGGGCTATATGCGTGATGAGGTATATGCATTTGACATGGTAGTTGTCCTAAAGAACGGATACCAATCCGATCGCTTTCCTATTCCCGGTCGTCCTCCCCTGGATTCGGATCTTACGCTGGTTAATAACGGGGATACCCAATTTGGTACTACCCTTTGTACAGAGCCCCAGAGCAAGCCCAGGTGGCAGGTCTATAACACGGCTTCCATCACCGGTGTTGATCCTCAGTTTGAACCCGACAACATCTGCTACCAGGGACCTTATCAGTTTGGGGAGTTTGCCTATTGGGAATCTACGGAAACCTATCCTTGCAACGAGGCTGTTTGGGGGGACCTGGCAGGCAAACCAATCCGTCACCACAAATTCCCAGATTCTACCACTACCCACCACTATGATCAGGCAGGCAACGTCTATCCGCTAGGGGTAAGGGTAGACATGATGGATGTGTACAACTTGTTCCGTACTTCTGGACTTACTTCTGAGCAGCTGGAGAGAATAGCGGAGATCAAGATTGTCCGGGGCAACCGGGCTAATGCCAAGTCGGTGGTAGCCAAAGGAATGCTTTACAACGTAGGGGTATATTCCAACAAGGATGCCACTTACTACTATCCCAACTATCCCTACAACGACCTGCGCGTAGATCCATTCATCCAAAAACAAAGTACGACTTCGCTGGGGGTACTGCTCATCAATCGGGTAGAAGACGCGGAAAACGAGGCAGGGAAGGAGACGGATCTCTACAACGAACAAATTGCAGGCGGACAACTGGCCAATGACAATGATGTCCTCACGGCGAATTACCAGGGTACCTTCTCCAACAATGGCAGCTTAAAGGACCTGCGGCTCTATTTTGCTGGACAGAAAATCTTTGACAGTGGGGCCATGAACGTGAATTCTTCTACCTCCTGGCAGATCGTCAGCACCATTACCCGCATCGACGCCACCAGTGTCAAATGTAGTACAGTAATCACCCTGTCAGGAGCCACCTCGACTACGAGTACGCAGAAGGTCACCTTGATAAACCTAGTGCTGGGTAATCCCAATACCCTGCGCTTGACAGGACAAGCATCACCTCCCGCGTTCCCAGCTACCTTTGTGCCCCCCGAGAGTGGAGACATTGTAGCCCGCACAGAGACCATTAGCTACCGGGCAGCCCAGTTGCAGGAAGATAATACATTGAATCTCAATGGATTCAACACTCCTCAGAGCCAGCAGCGCTTCACTTTCCACTCCCCGGATACCAGTTTCTACCAACCCTTTCTGGGTACTATCCTGAAGCTGGAATCAGTGGAGTACGGGGATGCGAAGGCCCACTTTGTACAGGTACAGGGGCATGCTAAGTACAAGTTCCCTTCGCTGAATTCCTACCTCACAGCCCTAGTGACAGGAATTGTGGTGGGGTTTGCCAGCGGTACCTACGGGTTATCCAACAACGTCTTCAATGGTGCAGCCGCTTTCACGGCTTTCCAGACCATGAAGGACATTATTTACCAGCTCATCCCCCGCAAGAACTTCGCCTACCAGTTTAATTCTGTGGGGAACTACACGAATTCAGCCATCATCCCGGATGACAATGGGAACAAGATCCGGCAGATCGACATTGGTACGTATTTGACCTCTGTGATCCAGGGAGTAGGCGATACCAATCCAGTGAACAACTGGGAGCGGGAGTCTTCGGTCTACGTTCGTACTACCAGTACTGTTCCTTATCCTGACACCTACCCTGGCGTCCCACAGGATAGATCCCGGTTCACCGGGTCGCAAGTCGGATGCTCGGACAATTTCTTCAATGTTCCTATCTCTTCCTACTATGGAAGCATTAAGATCTTGTATCCTGATCAATACGGTCAGATCTATTCCTATGATACAGTAGACACAGGGGCGAGCTATCTCATTGATTTACAAGACCCTTTTAACGTACATCGCCGGTTCCTGGATGTCTTCGGCGGGGATACTTTCATCAACAAGTTTGCTTTCAAACGGAAGCTGCCCTTCTTCATCGATAACCGGGTAGGCGCTCCTGATGATTCCGATGTGTTCTACGACGAATTGGGAAACATTGCCAATCCTACCTATTGGTTCAGTACAGATATCACCCGGGGAGATGGTGGGGCTTTCAGCATTGGTTCTCTGTTCGGTGTTAAGGTGAATAATTTCGATTGCAAGGAAGGGAAATTCTTCTACGATGCGGGTAGGTTCTATCTGTTTGCCTACGGCATCCCCTACTTCTATGTGGAAAGCACGGTGAATGTGGACTACCGGCAAGCCTATAATAATAAGGAAGGAGACTACTATCCTCATGTATCCGGCGATGTCCCTGATCCCTGGCTCCAGGAGCAGAACGTATCCATCCAATACGACAATACCTATACATACAACAAGACTTTCTCTAAGCAGAATGCCGAGAACAACTTCACCACGCTGCCCATCGACTTTGTGCCCGGCGAAGACTGCTTGCAAAACTTCCCCAATAAAGCTGTCTATTCCGACCGCCAGGAAGATGTGGTGAATTATAAGAAGAACAACTGGCTCATCTACCGACCGGCCAGCCAGTTCGACTTCCCCCTGACCTATGGTAAGCTGACTTCCTTAGAAGGGATCGAAAACAGGGCAGTGCTGGCCCGGTTTGAAAGTAAGTCCATGATATATAATGCCTTACTTACAATAAATACTTCTAATCCACAGGCCGCTTACATAGGAAATAGCACGCTTTTTGCGGGGTCTCCTCCGATTGATTTCACTGAGACCGACCTGGGGTATTCAGGTTCCCAACATAAGTTCTTCCTGAAAACAGAGTACGGCAATATCTCCATCGATGCCAAACGGGGAAACGTCTTTCTTATTCACGGAAATGGCATCAAAGATATTGGAGGGGAGAACGTCAGACGGTTCATGGAGACCAACCTCCCTTTTCAGATGAAACTGGCGTTCCCTGCTTATAACATCGATAACCACTTCAAAGGAGTAGGACTCCATGGAGTATACGACGAGAAGTATGAGAGGTTGATAATCACTAAGTTAGATTACAAACCCCTGAATCCCAATATTCAGTATGACAGCAGTATTGATAGGTTCTCTCTTAATGGGAATACCATCCAGTTAGGGGACCCTACCTACTTCTGTAACGTATCTTGGACCCTCTCCTACTCTTTCCTCACCCAAAGCTGGATTGCTTTCCATACCTACTTGCCCAATTATTACGTGGGAGCCATCAGTAAGTTCTATTCCGGTAGAAGGGATCTGGGATCGGTGTGGACACATAACACCATTGAGAACGAGTACAATAGCTTCTACGGAACCATTGAGCCCTACATATTAGAATATGTCATCAACTATAAACTCCAGGATGAGATCATTACCAACATTAAGGACTACACCAAGGTAGCAAGTATCATAGGAAGATCCTCCTATGTGCAGACAGATAATGTCTTCTTCAACAAGGCCATCATCTACAATGACCAGCAGAACTCTGGGATATTAAACCTGGTTCACAAGGTACCCAACAACCTCCAGTTCTATCTGCAGTATCCTAAGTACAATCCAGACAGTAAGGACATCCTCTTTGTCAAATCAGATAATTTCTACAATTACAACGGGTTCTGGGACATTGTAAACGACTATACCCAGCCCGTCTGGCAGGACAGTTGTGTGAACAAAAGTCTGGGAAAACAATTGATAACCAGCAACTTGAACTACAACAAGCGCTCTTTCCAGAAGTACCAGATCCGGGCCAAAGATTGTAAGGTACGGCATATCCTGGATAACCGGAGTGACAGCCGCCTGACCAGCCGATTTGTGGCATTTGAAAACACTATATCCTACAAATAATGCGCAAGAAGATAAAGAAGATGCCAGATGGCGGAAAGGTGAACCCTCTCCAAAGCCAGCTTGATTTCTACAACCAGTATTTACATTCCCCAAATTATCTGAAGCGGCTAAAGGGGATGGGGTATACCAATCCTGAAGAAGTCATACGAGCAAGGTCCAACAGGATCAGTAAGACGAAATTGAGAACAGGACTAGACGAAGGCAGTGCATATTACGAAGATACCAACACTATTGTCTTCGATCCCCACCAGGCCAAACACTATCCGGGGATGAACAGGAATGTTGTGCTGGCCCATGAGATGAGTCACGGAGCAGGTTCCTTTGGAGAATACTATGCTAAAAAACATGGCTTTGGAAATCTCACATTAAATAAAAATGAGATAAATGCCCTGAACAGCAGAAATAAACTTTATAACACCGACCCCTTTACCAATCACACTACCGACGAAGCAGGAGAAATTATCCACGATGCTATGTCCAATGAGCTGAAAGCAGATATCGACGCCTTCCGGTATAAGCTGAAGACAGATAAATTATACGATACGGGTACCCAGGAATTTAACCAGAACATCTTAAACAAAGCCAAGAAACTATACAGCAAGGACCCGAATTTCCAGAGGACCTTCAAAAGACTGGACGATAAGGATCTGATCTGGTTGATGAATAACATTGCTGCCAATCAACCCCAGGATACCAACACCGCTAAAAATGGCCACACCATGAGAGTCAAAGCAAAGAATTTACTTTTCTCCAGTCTTCCCAGTGTCAAAGAATTACGGGGAATAATGGCAGAACAGGGAGCTACTGCAGGACCAGGACCCGATCCCAGGATTAGGAACTTCATCAAATCCATCCCGGATAACTACTTTGATATGTTTGGACAACCCCAGCATGCCAAACTGCCCGGGTTAGCGCCCATCGATAAGGGACCCATCAACACAAGTAATGCGATCCCCCCCAGCCAACCCCTGACCAATCCTGGGTACTATCCAAGACCCCAGATGCAGCAGAAAAAATTCAACGCAGGAGATGCCATGCTACTAGGGTTGACGACACTGGATATGGCTATACCACACGAACCCATTCACAATCAACAGGTTATCAGGCCCCAAGAAGGGTACCAACCCTACCCCAGAGGCACCGGTTCTCAAGCCCTGATGGACGATGGCGGTTACATGATGAACCTGGATAGATCTACCCCTATGATAATCCCAGAAGGCTTTGGAGGGGATGGCACCCCCTCTGCCAACCTGGGTGCAGGCATTCCCTACGGCAGAACACTTCAATACGAAAGTATCAACGATACCAATATGGAAAAAGCTAAATCAGGCAACTGGATTCAGAAAGCGGTGAATCCCAAACATAAGGGTTTTTGCACACCTATGTCTAAAAAGACGTGTACCCCTCGTAGGAAAGCCTTGGCAAGAACCTTCAAGAAACACCATGGTTTCCATAAGAAAGAAGATGGTGGCTACCTGGAGGAGCTCATGGCTTTTGGAGGCATCATTCCGGACAATATGAGCAACTTTACCCAGTATGCAAACGGTGGCTCTAGTAGGGGAAGATCGGATACTTTCAATCTCCTGGAGCAAGTGGTCATGCATCCTAACCAAGCAGATATGATGGGATGGGCCAGGGATGGAGGTACGGCCAGAGGAGGGTCAGATACCCTTAACATATTCGAACAAATCGTAATGCATCCCAACATGGCTGACATGCAGGGGTGGGATAAGGCGAAGAAAGGAAAAACGCTCACTCGTGCCAAGGCCAGGGAGATCTTGCACGATGGCACTGCGCAAGGGCATAAGCTGACTGATAAACAGCGTAGGTACTTTGGGGCAGTAGCCAGTGGTTATGCAGCAGCGGGAGCAGGCTCTGTAGGAGGGGAAGGTCCTGGCAGTGGCTTCACAGCCCAGAATATGATAGGGGCCAGATCCAGCGGTATCCAGGATGCGCAGTTCATTGATACGCTTAACTATTCCCTGGTATCCGGTAACCGGCCAAAAGGAGATGTATCGGGTTATACGCCTGATCAGCTTTCTCTATTAACAGGAGCACTGGCTTACAGACAACAGCATCCAGGAGTGGCCCCAGAACAAGTGATTCAGGGTTACTACAACCGCCCGGTAACAGCAGGTAATACTGCCGATGCCTACAGACAGCGCCTGAGCAAGATTGGGTACGGTCCTACCTCGATGTATTACAGTAGTCCAAACCAGGATATTCAAATGCGACAAGGAGCTGCTCCGCCTCAATACACAGATGCCACGCGCAATGTAAATAGGCCCACTCCTACCCTTCAATTTGATAGCGGGGGGATCATGTATGCAGATGGAGGAGAAGTGGAAACGCTGTGGGGAGGGGGTGTAGGACAACTGTCAGATAATCCTTATGATGGAGGTACCCTCCAGTTCAATGGAGATTCTCATGAGGAGGGAGGGATCGGTATGCACTACAACGGCAATCCGGTGGAGGTCGAGGGTGGAGAAACTGCCAGCCGGGATTCGCAGGGCAACCTGAATATCTTCGGGAACATGTACCTGCCCGGGACCAAAACAAAGTTCAAAACCGTGGCCAAGGAAATTGCTGAGAAGGAGAAGCGCTATGACAGACTGAAAACCAGGGGTTCGGAATTGGTGAACAATTCCAATCCAGCCAATAAATTCGAACAGCTTTCCTTCAATGCAGGTAGAGCCATGATGGCAGGCGGGTCTATTGGTCAACAAGATTTAGCGGAGAAGAAAGAAAACCTGGCCCATTTACAAAGAGCCATGCTGGATACGGCAGACCAGTTCGGTCTGGATGCACAACACATGTCCAAAGGTAAAATCAAGAAGGCCAAGGGGGGGACCTACATCCCTTTCGCGGCGGATGGGCTCACTACTAGTGGTGATCCCAACGATCCTAAAAGATCGGATAGGAATCATAACCCCGGTAACATTCGTTGGAGCAAATTTGCTCGTGAGCACGGAGCTATCGGCAGGGATAAGGATGGTTTTGCCATCTTCCCAGACCGCACTACTGGGTTATCTGCGATGACCAATCTCCTGGGTTCAGATAAATACAAGAACCTAACAGTAAAACAGGCAATCAAAAAATGGACGGGGGGGAAGCCCTACAAGTACGACCTTGGGGCACTGGATAACATGAAAGTAAGTGAGCTGCAGGCCGGTGATTTTGACAAGGTGGTAAACACCATGGTCCAGGGTGAAGGAACAAGATATGGAGGGCCTGGTCCCAGACCCAAAGTGCCCAGCCCCCCTACTCCCTATACTCCTTATGGGCCACCTGATATCAGCCTGACCCCAGACCAACCAAGACCCATTCCTGGAACGGTGACTCCTCCTCCTTTGGGTGAGATCAACGTACCCAGAAGACCGGTGTTACCCTCCAACACCGAGCCACTGAACATTGGAGAGGTGGCTGGAGAATTGTATGCAGCGGCTACCAACAAGGTAGAGCCGGTACCTATGCAGGAATACAATCCGCAGCTCTATCAACCTTACCAGGTGAGCTTCCAGGACCGGCTGAACCAAAATCAGTCCAGCTTCAATGCCTTGCAGCGTACCCTAGGAGTCACCAATCCGAGTGCCTTGGGTGCCCTGGCTGCCCAGAAATATGCTGCTGATAGCAGTGTCAAGGCAGACGAATTCAGAACCAACCAGGCGATCGCGCAGGACATCACCAACAAGAACATTGGTCTGATGAACGATGCCAAGCTGAAGAACCTGGGACTGGCCGATACGCAAATGGTACGGCAATCCACAGCTCGCTCCAAGACCGCCCAGCTCAACCAGATGATTGTCAACAGTATCTCTAGTAAGTACCTGCAGAACAGACTGGAAAACAAACGACTGGCAGCTTACGAGAACCTGTACGATTACCGGTTTGTGCCCACCGATCAGGGAGGGCAACAGGCTACCTACTTTGGTCCGGCAGCTACCTTTAACTTCAACCAGACTCCAGCTACCCAGCGCAATGCACAAGATGTAAGAACGGTTAGCAGGTACGATGCTCAAGGAAACCTGAAGAGCTATATGCAGTACGATGACAGTCAGCTGGAAGAAGCCAAAAAGGCCATGGACCTGGAATACCAACGTAGGAAGCTACCGCTCCTAACGGCTCCCCCTCTACAATAATTTGGTTATCATAGGAGATATTTATTACATTTGCATTATATATGGCAAGATTTACAGATGAATTAGTCGGCTTTAATCCATATATCCAGCAGGTACCTGTGGATGATTATGTCCGTGTGGGCCTGATGAAACAGCAGCAATACAATGAAGGTGTACAAAAGGTACAATCCTACATTGATTCTGTGGCAGGCATCGACGTGATCAAACCAGAACAAAAAGAGTATCTGCAAAACAGGGTTTCTCAATTACAAGGAGAGGTGGGGAAAATTCTGTCCGAAGATTTCTCTAACCAGCAGATAGTCAATTCAGTAGGAAATCTTACTGCCAAAATAGCAAGAGATCCCATTGTCCAAAATGCTGTTTACTCCACCCAGCGCTACCGTCAGGGGCTGGCAGCCATGAAAGATGCCAATGACAAGGGACAAGGAAGTCCTGCCAATGAGTACGTCTTCAATAAGAAAGTGCAGGATTGGTTAGGAGATCATGATGTGAAGTCTACTTTCAATGGAGAATACGAGAAATACGTGGACACCAAAAAGCCCATCCTGGAGGCAATCAATGCCCTAAAACCCGGTGCTAATGTTACCGATATCCCCTACGAAACCGATGCGCAAGGTAACTACCTCCTAGACGACAGAGGCAATCGAAAAATTGCATATGCTACCCTCCGGGAGAAATTAGAAGGTGTGCCAGAGGAGAGAGTAAAAATGGCTATTGAAGCATCGATTACTCCCCAGATGCGCAGGCAATTTGAGATTGATGGGATGTACGAGTACCGGGGACTGGACAAATTTGCGCTGAAAAAAATGGCAGATGCCTCCTATCAGAACAGGTTTGGCAAGATTAATGATATAGTACAAGGACTTACTGCTCAATTAAATACGAGCAATAATAACGATGCTAGGAAAGAAGCCCTACGAGCACAAATAAAACGATATGATCTGCTGGCCAGGGACCTGCAGAACCAATACCGGAGTGATATGGAATCCCTGGATAGAGACCCAGAGGGCTATAAAGGGGCACTGCACTACCAGGACGAACTGGCCAAATACTCACTCGGCTACTCCTGGTCCAAGCATTCCCTCACATATGAGAAAAACCCGTTATTTGATGGAGTGATGAAAGAGAATGCCCAGCGCCTTAATTGGGCGAAACTGGACGAGCTCTCCAAGTACCATACAGGTATGTTGGGCCTAAAGTCGCAGGAAGTGGAACTACGGAGACTGAGCCTTCAAGCTAAAATGGCCAAGGCAGCTGGACAAACAGGACTGCCGTTGGATGCCCCAATCTTTGGTCCCATTGACCAGGAAAAACTGGAGAATGTCCACTTGTCCACTATCACCACCGAGATCGATAACATGTCCAAGGACTTGGATCAACAGAAATTGCGTATGATCTCGCAGCTCGAAGGAGGAAGTGCCTGGGTGACCAATAACAATGGGCAGCTCATGTACAAAGATCAGGCTTCCAAGGACGCGGCAGAAACAGCCGTCGCCCAACTGAAGGCAGCCTATGACAAAGATCCATCGGCTGTCTCTCCTGCTGCTCAGACCTATTTCCGTAATAATGGTATTACGGAGGGTGTTATTAAGAACTTCCAGGCGACGGCTGATAAGATTGTGAAGGATGCGGATGAAAAATACGGCACCCAAAACCTAACTGCAGGACTGTCTCCCTTGAAGTTCAATGCCAATGGGCAAACCTATGAGTTTACTCCCAAAGAGATGCTGGACCTGGCAGAGAAAGAACAGGCTCAGGAAAGGAAATATCCAGAGCAGTACATCACTCCTGATCCCCTGAGTGGAGGATCTGTGCGAATGCCCCGCTCTGCACAGGAAGAAGCTGCTTATATGTCAGCCTTTAGCCCCAAGGAAAAGGCGTTACTGGAAGCTTACCGCAAACAGGGAACCGATCCCTCTATTAGCAACACTTATGGAAAGGCTCGGGCTACACTGGCTTCCCCCAAAGCCTCTGCGATGTTGGCGGAGAGAGACCGCTTTATCCAGGAGCAGGCAAGAAGAGCATATACCCAACAGCAGCAACAAACCAACCCTATCATGGCCTATAAGCCGGAGCAGGCTACTAGGGCCAAGGCGCTCTTTATCCAACTCCTGAATGATCAGGTAGCTGCAGGAAAGGATAACCCCAATCCGCTGTTTGACCAGAAGAACATCTCCGCGATGCTGGATGATAAGAATTTCCCCAAGACTACCTATGCATTGCACACCAATCCGGACGGTACCCAGTCCATCCGTTTCTCCAATACAGAGGTCACAGATAAGCCAAGGGAAATGGACATTACTCCGCAGCAGGCAGAGGTCCTCTTTGGTAGCTCAGTAAATGAGTTCAAGCCCATTCAACAAGCCATTAATCTCTCCAAGTATAACGGGGTAGGAGCTACTACCGACGTCCGGGGGCTGGGAAGAGAGAGTGCCTATAACATTCCCAGTAGCCCACAGTTACAGAATTACTCGGTGAAATACCATGTAGAGGAACCTTTTAACGGGCAATACCAGGTGAAGCTCTACATCTATGATAAGGCAAGCAAGAAGTGGTTACCGGAGACCTATGTGGACCTGGATGGAAGAATGCTGACCCCTGAGCAGGTAACTTCTGCTATCAACCATTTGACGGATAGTGAGATTGATCGCCTTAAAAAACAAGGACCCAGCCG